CAAACGGTGGTGCAGGTCTAGCACAGAACGATACAGGTTTAACAAGTTGGTTAGCTACCGCTTCAGCTACAGACGAGACAGCGCCAGCTACTCCAGTAGTTACAAGCGATATAGCTTCTTTAGGAGACCCTATACCAGCAGGTGTACATACTGTAACTTTCTCTGCGACTGACTCAGCAGGTAATACTGGACAAGATACAGCACAGCTAACAGTTACTGAAACTACAGTACGTTCAGCTACAGGTACTTTTATAGGTGCTGATGAAAATCCAGCAGCAAGCGTTTCTTTCGATTGGTGGTTGTTTAACGGTAATGTTATATCAGACTTCGGTTCAGGTACTACGGATGGTTCAGGTAACTTTACTATCAGTAACTTGAGTTCTAGTTTAGGTTCTCATGTTTTACTATGTTTAGACTCAGTGGATAGAACACTTGGAGGTTTTTTACCAGTAACAGTACAGGAGTAGTTTAGATGAGATATTATTTTAAAGATAACTCTGCCACAGGTGGGGATTATTTCTCAAGCAACTCCGAACCAATAGTACCAGAGGGTATTCCTTCTGGTCTGGTTTTTGGTAATGCTACTCTTACACAACCTAGTGTTTTACAGATATCACCAGAAAGTATAGCATCGACTTTACAGTTTGGTAACACAACGATAACTAAAGGTTCAGAGTTTAATATTCTACCTTTAGGTATCTCACCAACTACCGCTTTTGGTAATGCTACTGTAACCAATCAGCAAATCTCAGGTATATCACCAGTAGGTATAGCGTCTACTTTAAGTTTTGGTGACACTACAATCAGTATAGAAGAGAGTCAGGTTTTAGAACCTTTAGGTATCTCTTCAACTGTAGCTTTTGGTACTTCAATTGTAGCCAACAGTGCTCCGTTAAGTATCACAGCAAGCGGTATACCTAGTAGTACTCTTTTTGGTAACAGTACACTAAGTAACTCTGTAAGTAATACGATTATCACACCAAGTATTCCTTCTACTTTAGCTTTTGGTAATAGTACTTTAACTCTAACAGTCCCTAATCAAATATCTCCAGCAGGTATTCCTTCAACATTGAAGTTCGGTACTGTTTTAGTTTTTAAGACTAGTCAAACAATAAGACCAGTAGGAATACCAAGCGATAATAGGTTTGGTACAGCAACTTACACCAAAGATAGTAGTAAGGTCATAGAAAGTGAAGGAATAGCTTCAACATCAGCAGTAGGAACACCTACAGTTTTTGTACAGAAAGTTATTAGACCTTTTGCAATACCCTCTAGGGTAGCTTTTGGTAATGCTACGATTAGTAAGACACCTAAAGTATTAGAACCAGAAGGAATACCTTCAAGTTTATCTTTTGGTGATACACAGTTTAGTAAAGAGACTTCTCAAAGTATTACTACACCTAGTATAGTAGGTTCTGTAACCTTTGGTACATCAACTTTGACACTGAATTCTAGTAAAGAGATTGTATCAACAGGTATACCTAGTAGTGTAGTGTTCGGTAATTCAAACGTAGGTATCTCTTCACAGAGTATATTCCCAGAAGGAATACCCTCTACTTTAGCTTTTGGTACAGCTTTAGTATTAGGAGGTTCAAACTTCCCAGTACCAGAAGCCCCAGAAGATAGAACACTTCTTATAGCACCTGAAAAGAATGTTTTAAGAATATTTCCAAGAGGAGAATACGCACAATGAGAGGTTATTGTAGTAGACAAAGGAAAGTAGTACATTTTGAGAAAGACCCAAGTGCTGTTTTAAACTATACGTTTGATTGGACAGAGTGGCTTCTTAAAAGAGAAAGTACTATCTTTTCTGCTGACGTAACAGTAAACAGAGGCGATATTGTATTAGAAAACTTTACAGTAGACACCTTAAAAGTACATGCTAGGGTTAGCGGTGGTACGGTTCCTCGTTTTTGCGAGTTAACTTGTAGAATCACTACTAATTCTGGTGAGATAGAAGAGAGAACAATGTTCTTCAAAATTGATGAGAGGTAGAAATACCTCTCTTCTTTAAATAAAATACAAAAAAGACTTGACAAAAAGAAATGTCAGTGTTATTATATTAGTCTTTAATGAAAAATAAAACAATCTAGGTGTAGCTCAGTCGGTAGAGTCCTCGGTTTGGAACTGAGATGTCATAGGTTCGAGTCCTATCACCTTGACCAATTAAATGTAAATACTTTTAAATAAGTGTTGACAAAACAAATAAACAGTTATAGAATACTGTTATTGAATTAAAGCGAGTTACAATCAGTTGGAAGATGGATGGGTTCATATCCCGTTATGCACCGGTTCGAGTCCGGTACTCGCAACCAAACGAAGGAAGTTAGATAAGAAACTGTTAGCCTGTTACTACAGTGGGATACCCAAATACTTAAGGTTGGGGTAGTCAGTTCTCCATCTAGACATATAGTACTAGGGTTGAATTCCCTAGTTCGGGCAGAAATCTGAGAGTGTTTTTCTTACTATATGTCGAAATTATAAAAATTTGTGTTGAGGAATCCCCAATGGAAAGGGACTCAGACTGTAAATCTGACCGTTGAGAGTTCGAATCTCTCCCTCTTCACCAAACAGAAACATTAACTTAAATAAAGGAGAAATAACGTGTTGAATATAACGCTAGTTACTAAACAAACGATAAATAGTAACATACATAAAAATTTGAATACTTATGGGCGTGTAACTCAACGGTTAGAGTAATTGGCTTTTAACCAATAGGTTGTGAGTTCGAATCTCACCGCGCCCACCAAGAAAAAAAAACAAGTTTCCTTACTAGCTCAATTGGTAGAGCAGTGCTTTTGTAATGCAAAGGTTGGGAGTTCGAGTCTCTCGTAAGGAACCAAAGTTTATATAGGTGTGGCCTTAGCTTAACTGGTAAAGCCCTAGATTGTGAGTCTGGAAAACATGGGTTCGAAGCCCATAGGTCACCCCTATATTAATTTATGATACAGAGGTAATATTATGTCAGAGAAAATACTTATACAAGATAATGACTGTCATTGGTACATTATCAGTACAAAAGATGTTAATGATTTTAACGAATGGGTAAAATGGATGGAAGATTGTGATATTGATTCCCCTTCCCCTAGTAATAAAGATTACGACAATAACAGTATTGATGGACCTCATAGTATTATTATACATAAATATAGTATTATATAGGGGAGGAAGCTTAAGTGGTATAAGCGAACGCCTGTTAAGCGTGAGACAATAGGTTCGAGTCCTATCCACCCCGCCAAGTTTTATTATTTTCCGTGTGAAAGCTCACTTAATACCCTAATGGTGTGAGTACAGTCCCTTGAAAGTAGGTACAAAATAATATAACGGACCTTTAGCATAACAGGTTAATGCACCATGCTCATAACATGGGTTATCGTGGTTCAAGTCCATGCGGGTTCACCAAAAATTATACATCTATGGAGAAATCAGGTTATCTCAACACCCTTTCAAGGTGTCGTTCTCGGTTCAAATCCGTGTAGATGTACCATATTTAAAAGGAGACAACATGTTAAAAGATAGATTAAAGGAAAGTTATTTATATGAGCATGTTGACTACACAGACTACTTCAGGTATGATACAGAAGATAGCACTCCTAGTGAAAATGAAGACTTATATTATTATGTTATAAGAGAAGAGTTAGAACAATACTCACTAACTCTAGAAGAAGTACAAATAGAACATGACTGTATAACAGGCGATTTAATAGAGATAGAATCATGATAGCTAAAGGTGTTAGCTTGCGGTTGAATGGGGTAACCCAAAACACACCTAAGGGTACAATCGCATCATTTTAGACGGGATAGTTTAACTGGTAAAACCTCTGATTCCAAACCAGACGAACAGGGTTCGAGTCCTTGTCCCCTCGCCAAAAAACAAAGAAAAATCATATTAGAATATGGATGAAGAACACGATATGACAAAAATAAATAGACGAATAATCATATAACTGTTCTTACTTAAAACTTGAACTATTAAGTAAGGTGGAATATGGAAGATAAAGATAAGGATAGTAAGGTAGAAATATCTTCAAAGGTTTTAGTAGCTGCAATAACAGCAATAGTGACAATCTTCGGTTCCCTCACAGTTTATGTAGGTAATAAAGATAGCGTACAAGCTGATATATTTAATACAAACTTGCAAATAGCAAGACAGTATCAAGAATCTAATATGAAGCTTATAGAAGATAATGCTAATAAAGCTCTAAAAATATTAGATTTAGAGATTAAGATAAGAGAATTAGAAAATAGAAAAGGTACTATAGAGTCTTATATAGAAGACATACCAGCTCCAGTTTGGATTAAACAATTAAACAAAGATAAAATGTTTGAGATGTTACATTTAAACAAACAGTATTTGAGTAATTATGGTATAGATAAAAGAACTTATATAGGTAAAACTGATTATGATTTTTGGCCTAAAGAAGTAGCAGACACTTTTAGAGATGAAGATTTTGAAGTTTATCTGTCAGGTAGGTCTATAGTAAGATTAGTAAAAATACCACTACCTAACGGTAAGACAGAAGAACAACTGTTTATGAAATTCAGAGTCCATTTAGAAGATGGTGATTTTGGAGTAGGTGGTATACTTTTAGATATTAAAGAAAGATAATGCGGGTATAGCTCAGAGGCAGAGCTTCTGGTTACCAACCAGAGAGTCGGGATTTCGATATTCCCTATCCGCTCCAATTTGACTTATAACTACGAATAGTGTAATGTGTAAGATAAACTAGTAACGCTTCACAATAATTACTACTAAGGGTACTAGTTATATCAAGGATGTGAACCTTGGGTCAAACAAATAAATCCAATTTATAGCGCCACTCAGCTCACCGTTGATAGGTAGGTAATCTTAAAGAATACGGACAAGTCGGCTCGAAGACTCCTATGAATTGGTCCTAAACAAAGCAGGATTGACAGAGTGTCTATGTAGCTGGCTGCAACCCTTCTCAGGTAGGTTAAAATCCTACATCCTGCTCCAAAGAATTATGTCGGATGATATGCGTGTTTATCCACGTACCGGCTCCTAATATAGAGGTAAGTTATGTGGAAAAGTACAGAGAACACTATAACAGATGAATACAATCCAGTATACGAAGCTGGTGGAGAATGTATAAAGCTCGGTTAGTTCAATGGTAGAACGCTTGTTTTACATACAAGATACAGTAGTTCAATTCTATTACCGAGTACCAAGTTTCCTTTAATTAGGCTGTAGTAGAAAATACGTTACTACTTAAGACAGAACGTGAGAATAAAGCAGCGGTAACTCAGTTGGTAGAGTGTCTGGTTGAAGTCCAGAAGGTCGGGGGTTCGAGTCCCTCCCAATGCGCCAATGTCGGTTAGTATAAAGGTATTACGTTCGGCTGATAACCGTTTAAAGGTGGTTCGATACCACCACCGACAACCAAAATACACCCAATACTATCTACAGCAAAAGACACTTATAGTTTTAAGTCGATTGTAGGAGTTGAGGTCTGAGTTGTATACTAAGGAAGTAGTGTAGAACTCTATAATATTAGGGGGCTATAGTATAATGGTTATTATATTTGGTTGTCAGCCATTCGATGAGAGTTCGATTCTCTCTAGTCCCGCCAAATAAATAGGTAGAGTTATCCGAGAGATTACTGGTTAGCGGAGACTGTCTTGAAAACAGTTTGTGGGGTTAGTAGCTCCACGTGTGAGTTCGAATCTCACCTTTACCGCCAAGATTTAAATGAACTTAGCTTGTTATTTTTAAAGTGACCCATAGTACAGTCCAGAACTAGAAGAGGTTTGCGGTAAAAATACGATAAACTGGCTCAAAGCAAACCCTCCCTTTAACTTTTTCAAGTTAAGTTCATTTAAATTTTTAGAAGGTTGCTAGAGTGGTTTATTAGGCTTCCCTGCTAAGGAATGCGACCTTAATTGGTCACAAGAGTTCAAATCTCTTACCTTCTGCTCATAATAGGGATGTGATGAAATTGGTAGACATGCTAGGCTTAGAACCTAGTGGCTTTAAGTCGTGTGAGTTCGAATCTCACTATCCCTACCAAATATGGGGAAGTAGCTCAAGGGGAGAGCAGAAGCTTTGCAAGTTTAAGGTTAAGGGTTCGAATCCCTTCTTTTCCACCAAACCTCGTGTACCATGTGTACAAGGAGTAACAGAGTTGTTATGCAACTCTAGCTTATAGATGTTCCGTAGTGTAGTTGGTTAACACACGTGACTTTGACTCACGTAACACTAGTTCGAGTCTAGTCGGAACTGCCAAACTTTTGAGAAAATAATGTTAAATAAAATTGATAAATTTAGGAAAAGACAGGAAAAAGAAGCCATACATAAATTAGAAAATGGTTATAATATGTCTAAAAATTCTATAAAATCTCCTATTTTGAAATATTTTAACAACACCCGCAACGCTTCCCCTTATAACTGAGATGTTTTAAGAAATGTTAGCGTACCAGTGCGGGTTATTTAATTAATTCATTAGGAGGTATAATGAGTCAAGAAATTATACATAGACAGTATATACCTAAAAGAAGATACCTCTTAAAACTTTCTGAAAAACCTATACAAAACCTATTAGAGAGTAGTCTACATAACTCAAAATCTGATGAATATTGTGGTTTCCATTATTCCGATGAATACTCAAAACTTAAAGAACTTTATACTCAATTTGTAGAACTCTGTGAAAAAACTAATAGAAAATTCATAGCAAATAAACATACACTAAGAGTAGAATTTGACAATAAATCTTATGTAGGTTTTCATACCATGGATACTGACAGAAGTGCTCAGAATTGTTCAGGTCTATATATTACCGGTCAATACTACCACCAATCTTATAGTTTATCTGATTATCAATTTAGATATATGATGACTCGTTGTAGAAGTTATTGTAAAATAAAATCTTATATGTTTATGAGTGATTGTAGGGATAATAAAACATTTAGTGACTTTTTAAATACACAAGAAGGTTACTTTAAATATAACCAAGAGCAATTAAGGTTATCAGAAAAACCAGAGTTTAAAAACTCAATTAAATATCAAGTAATTCATTAGGAGGAATAATGACACAAGAAGAAGTACAATTTTTAATTAATAAGAACAAAGATTTGAAAGCTACAATTTTTGATATTACTGAAGCTAATCAAACTTTAAGAGAAGACTACACAAACCTAGTCTCACATTTAAAAACAAGACTCTATCTAAGGGGGGATACACTTCAAGAAGTATTAGAAAACTTCTCTAGTAAATTCCCTATACCAGAAGTAGAAGACGAAGAAGACTCTGAAGGAGAAACTTCAGAAGAATAGCTACAGGAGGCTCTATGGCTGCACCAGTATTTGCACCACAAGAGGGTTCTCAAGTAGATTTTATAAACAGTAATCTCGGACCAGACGGGACAAAAGCCACTATAACTTTTTATGGTGGCGCTGCTGGTTCTGGTAAAACACACGGTATTCTTTTAGATATGCTACAGCATATTCATGATAAAGATTATTTTGGTGTAGTATTCAGAGAGAACTCCACTCAATTAGAAAATGGTATTTGGCGAGAAGCTAAAGATTTATTTTCTCCATTCAAACCAAAAGTTATAGAAAAACAAAAGCTCTTAATATTTAAATCAGGAGCAACCTTCAAATTTTCCCACATGATGCTTGATAAAGATGCTAAATCTTTTCAGGGTGTTCAGATAACTGGACAATATTGGGACGAGTTTACACATTTCTCAGAATACCAATTCAACTATCTTCGTTCGAGAATGAGGTCTAAATCTAAGACACTATCTTATATGAAGTGTTCTATGAACCCAGACAGAGACCATTTTGTCTTTGATTGGATAAAACCCTACCTTAGAACAGAAGATGTTTTAGATGAGAATGGTGATTTAGTAGAAGACAAAGCTAAAGGTACACCTGATAGAGAACTTTGTGGTAAATTAAGATACTTCGTGTTTAACGGTAACGATGTAGTTACTGCTTGGACTAAAGAAGAATTACTTGAAAAATACCCAAAGAAGAAACCTAAGAGTTACACGTTTATCGCGGGTTAATTTGTAGCCCCTTTACAGAGCAATCTGTATAGCAAATTACATTATATCAGGGGAACTCTCTTAAAGAGACAATCCTGAGTTATTTACCACTCCCCAAAGAAGAGTAAGGAGAACAATTATTAAAAATTTAAATTTTATCGGAACAAGTCAGCACAGTATTACTAAGTGCGGGAAAGTATATAGTCATATATCTAACAGGTTTTTATCTAATACTTGTAGGGGTGAATATGAAAGTATTTGTCTTTATATAAATGGTAAGAGGAAAACTTTTTCAATCCACAGACTAGTAGCTTTAGCTTATATACCTAATCCTGAAAATAAAGAACAAGTTAATCATATAGATGGTAACAAGTTTAACAACCATGTTGAGAATCTAGAGTGGTGTACACCTAAAGAGAATGCTACACATGCAGTTGAAACAGGTTTAAGAGGTCCAACTATTAACCACTACAGGGATTTAGATAGTTCAGTAGCTAGACAGGTATGTGTTCTTCTACAGGATGGCTACAGGGTTAAAGATGTAGCAATATCTCTTGGTATAAAAAGTCAAAGCGTATCAGATATTAAATCTGGGAGCTATTATAAAGATATCTCCAGTGAGTTTGATTTAACTAAGACCCCTTTTAGACAAAGGGTATCTACCGATAAGATAATAAAAATTTGTGAAATGTTACAAGAAAGAAAACCTATGAATCAAATAAAAAGAGAAGTAGGTTGTAATCTTGGAACTATCAGAAGAATAAAAAGAAGAGAAACTAATACAAGTTTTTCTAATAGTTATGAATGGTAAGTAATGCAACGACTATCCCGAAAGGGAGTAGGGTGTAAGTTTATGACACTCGAAACATGTAGCTTCCCTAGAGGAAGATGATAT